GACCCGGTTGAAGTCGAAGATCAGCCAGCGCCGGGTAAAGCCGCCCGACGTATCGCGTGACCGCGGCAGGAAGTTCGACGCGAACCAATGCGCGGCGATCGGCTTGAACGGGAAGATGGCTGTGCCCTTGAACTCGGTGTTCTGGATCGTGCCTTCGACCACTTCCTTGAACGCGCGCCCGTCGATCGTTGCTTCTTCGGGTAGCTCGCCGCAGATGTTGAGCGTCTTGCCCACCATCGGCGTGATCTGGAAGCGCTCGTTCCACAGCGTCGGCGGCACCGACGAGGTCGCGGCTGGCGGCATCATGGCGCGCAGAACTTCGAGGGCCTGTGACTTGCCGGTCTTGGCCTTGCCGTGGAGCAGGAACGCGCGCTGATAGTCCGGTGCGATGCCGAACATAGTGGCCGCGAACGCCTCCTGCAGTGCGTTCACCTTGTCGAAGTAGTCCTCGTCATCGCCCCACGACTGCTCCAGATATTCGAGCCACTTGTGCGCCTCGGCAGCGCGCTCGGGCACGTAGTTGAAGGGCATCGTGAAGGTCTTGCCGTACTTCGGGCTATGGTCGTGCAGCTTGAGATCAGCGTCGAGGAAGCCGTTGGCGAAGTTGATGCCCACGTCCATCTGCTGGGCCAGCTCGCCGCGGCACATCTTGGCCACCGTCTTGGTAATGGCCTCGTAGTCACCGTGCCGGCGCGCCAGCTGATTGCCCTTCACGCCCTCGGCGATGTGCATGTAGATGTCGTCATGCTCGCGCAGCGCGAAGCACGAGCCGCCCCACTGCCAGAACTGGCCCTGATAGAACTTCACCTCGCCGCCACGTGACAGCTCGTCGATCGCCTGACGCGCGATGGCCTCGTGATCGGCGGCGACTTCCTGATCGCCCTTGCGCGCGGTCTTGAACGCGGCCTTGAGATCGGGCTTCGACAGCTTAACCTTCTCACCGGCTGCGCGCTTGAAGCTGTCGAACAGCAGCGAGAAGTCGAACTCGGTGAAATTCTCGTCCTTGGCGCACAGCTCGATCAGCTCGTTGATGCGGGCCAGCGACCACTCCAGATCACCGGGCTGTTCGGCGACCGAGGCCTCCAACCAAGCCACAGCCTTGGGCACAGTCCAGCGCTGCGTCGCGTTCTTCTCGATCATCGACGCAATCGCCGGGTGGACCCGCTGCTCGTCGGTCAGGCCGGTGTCCCACCCGTTGGGCAGGGTGTTGCCGCCCTCGACGTCCTTGAGCAGGAACTCGATCAGCTTGGCCACGCCCTTGTCGGGGTCCATGTCGTCGCCCCCTGCGGTGTGCGCCGTGAAGTTCTCGACCCAGTGGCGCATATGCTCCATGGCTTCCTTGAGCGTGAACTTCTGAGCCTTGTCGATGCCGCGCACGACGCGTGAAAGGTACCCGGCGTGACGCACCATCTGGATGTCGCGCTCGCCCTGCGGGATGACGTCGATCGGGCCGGAACGACCGGCCTGCGACAGCGAGAACCCCTTGGCGCCGAGGATCGGTTCCAGCGCGGCGCGCAGGACGCGCTCCAAGTCCTGCGGCACAGGCTGGATCTTGTCCATCACCTCCCACAGGTTGGTGTCCGAGACGTACGGCTTGTGCGTCTCGGGGTGGATCGACGGAGGCATGACCATCTGGTTGCCCTTGCCGAGGAACTCGACGATCGACTGGTTCTCGCTGTCGCGCAGCTTGAAGTTGGGCTGACCCTGCCATTTGTAGATCAGGCCCATGCCCTTCTTGCCAACACGGATCCACGGCGACGGCGGCAGCGCGGCACGGATGGCATCGACCAGCTGCTGGTCTTCGGTGTCGATGTCGATCGCGCACAGACCGGACGACGGTCCGAACGGGAGGCCGATGTTGTTCTCGGGATAGGTGAGCAGCCAGTGATCTTGCATCGCCTTCGACGGCATCGTCGTGGCGTATGCAGTCCACTCGTTCAGGATCGGGGCCTTGCCCGCACCTTTGCCGGGGCTGTCGTGGCGCTTGAGCGGGATCACAGGAAGCCCAGCGCTCCAGTAGAGCGGGGCGTTGTTCAGAAAGATGGACATGTTAAACTCCCGAGTGCATCGACGAGTGACGGCGGAAGCCGCCTTCATCGTCGTCGTCGTCATCTTCGTTGGTGAATGCGATGTAGATGAAGCCCATCGCCATCAGCATCCAGATAATCTTCGATGGCACGTCATCGACCACGAGGGTTCCGATCGTGCAGAGACCGGCGAACAGCAGCCAGCCCAGATCGATGCCGATCACCGCAGGGCCTCCAACCGCTTCATGAACGTCTCGCGGTCCTTCTCGTCGATCAGGTCTTGCAGGATGCCGATGATGGTTTCCTTGAACTCTTCCGTCTTTCGGACGGTGGTCTCGCGCTCGCGCATCTTGAGGACGCTTTCGAGCAGGTCGCGCTTGTTCTTCGTGATCGCCAGCTTCTGCTGGACTTCGAGCTTCTCGTCGACCTCCATCGTGTCGAGGGCGGTCAGCAGCTTTCGGATCTCGTCGCGGATCTTGATCTCGTCTTCTTCGTCCAGCTGGACGTCCTTCGAGGGGCGCCCCCGGCCGGCCTTGGCCGCGACGTGGATGATGCGCTCGACAGGCTTCTCGATGATCTTGGGCGAGAACAGACGCTCGAGGATCGAGATCGTCTCGCCGTCGTAATCGGAGCCTTTCAGGTAGTCGGGGTCGGCTTCGACCTGTTCTTTGAGGGTGAGGAGGCCGTTCAACACGGCCAAGCGGAGCGGAGGGTAGCTGTTGGTGCTCATATGTTTTCTAGACACCATTTGCCCGCCGAGTGCAATTGCGTTTTCTGAACATTACTTAGTGATGTTGTTTCACCGCCGGTTGACCGTCAACCGATTGACATTGACCGCTGCGCAGTCAACCACGGCGCCATGTTTGATGAGTTTTACAACACGATCCGCACGCGTCTTGGTGACTCGAATGCGTCACAGTCCATGGGCGATTGGATCTGCGCCAACACCACACGCAAGAAGCGGCCGTTTTCCTTCGAGGACTACTCGTTCCAAAAGGCTATCGCCGATGACATGCACCGGAAGCTCAGCGTCAAAAAGTGTTCGCAGATCGGTCTGACGGAAGTCCAGCTGCGAAAGTATCTGGCGATACTCACGCGGTCGACCGCGCTCAACGGCATCTTCTCCCTCCCCAACGAGAAGATGTTCACGAAGATCTATAACGGTCGATTGAAACCGATCCTTGAGGAGGATAGTATCTTCAATCCTCCAACCGGGACCAAGCCGACGCGTTCGAAGGATCAAATTCAGATCCGTGACAGCTTTGGCTATATAACGGCTTGTACGGAGGGCGATGCCACTTCGATCAGCGCGGACTTCCTCTTCCACGATGAGCTTGACCTGTCGCCGCAGGAGATCATCGCTCTGTACCAGAGCCGTCTCCAAGGCTCCGATATGCAGGTCACTCAGTCCTTCTCGACCCCGACCTTCGTCAACTACGGGATCGACAAGGAGTATCAGCTGACGGACCAGCGGGAATATTTCGTCAAGTGCGAGGCTTGCCGCCATCATCAGATCCCCCGCTTCATCCCGAAGTTCATTCATCTGGAAGACTTCCCGTTTGATGTGGAGGATTTCACCGAGCTAACGGCTCAGCAGATCGCCATGATGAACTTGGAGAACTGCTACGTCAAGTGCGAGAAGTGCGACAAGCGTCTCGATCTGGGTAACGCGTCGCTGCGCGAATGGGTTGCCACCTATCCGACGCGCCAGAACTTCCGCGGCTATCAGGTCCGGCCGTTCTCGACGAGCCGCATCAAGCCGGCCTACATCTTTGGCCAGCTGGCACAGTACCAAGAGCGCAACTTCCGCCGCGGTTTCTTCAACACCGTGCTGGGCGAGGAGTACACGGCTGCCGACGCCAAGCTCCAGCTTGCGGACATCGAAGCCTGCATGGCCAAGGCCACGCCGCGCGTGCCCGACGTCAGCCAAGATACGCCCTGCTACCTCGGGATCGATGTTGGCTTCACGTGCCACATCACCGTCTCGTTCGACGACCATGAGGGTTTCCCTGTATTTTGCCTGTTCGAGACCTGCCCGGCCGCGTTCCTCGTGCGCCGTGTAGCCGAGATCATGAAGATCTTCAACATCGTGCAGGGCGCCATCGATCGCTTCCCCTACACCCAGCAGGCCGACGAGCTGCGTAACGAGACGCACGGCACGATCATCCCGATCCAGTACCGCGGCAACGCCGCCCTGCAGCCGGTGTTCGAGCCCGATACCAAGGTGCTGTCGCACTACTCGGCGAACAACACGCTGATCCTCGATCGGATCCAGTCGCTCGTCAGCACCCGTCGCATGTCGATCGGCGGCTATCTCGGGCAGGGCGATCTACTCAAGGCGCACATGCAGGACATGGTCCGCAACGACAAGCCGGGCGAGGACGACCACGCCGAGTGGATGAAGACGACCGGGCAAGACCACTACATGCACGCCATCGCCTTCAACCTGCTGGCGCGGCGCGTGAGCGAACACATGTTCGCCACGCAGATGTCAACCATGGCGACTTCGTCCTCGTTTATCGGGGCCGGATTTGGTACGGGCCAGATGGACCTTTTCGGCGCAAGCACGAAATCAATTAACAAGATGGCAGGACTTCGGTAATGGCAGGTATTCTCGACGGTTTGGGAACTATCCTCCTGCCCAAGGGCAAGGGGCAGAAGGGTGGGCGTGGCTACACCCCGACCTTCAACCCACGTCAGCAAGTGCTGAGCGCGCCCCAGTACCGCGACCACCTCACCGACGTCTATTCCTCGCGCGTCGCGAACGACAGCCGGAGCCTGATCGCCACTCTGGCGAACATGGACCCCGACGTCTCGGCCGCGATCAACGCCTTCCTGTCCGTTGCCGGCTCGGTCGATCCGATCGTGTTCGCCTATGACGCCGAAGACAACATCGACCCCGAGGGCATCGCCATCGGCCAGAAGCTGATCGCACTACTCACCACGGTCAACGACTACACGATCGGCTTCTCGTCCAAGCCGACGCTCGAGGGTCTCTGCACCGACATGCGCTACATGACGCTGCTGCGCGGCGGCACGGCGATGGAGCTGGTGCTGGACAAGACCTACATCCCGAGCGAGCTGCGCCAGATCGACCTCCAGACGATCGAGTGGAACCAGACTGAACCGGGCAAGTTCAAGCCGGTCCAGAAGCCTGCCGGCTCGAACGACAAGATCGACATGGACATCCCGACGTTCTTCACGTCGACGTTCCACCAGTCGCCGCTCGACGTTTACACCTATTCCCCGTTCGTGTCGGCGATCAACACGATCGCCTCGCGCCAGCTGGTCATCAACGAGCTGTACCGGATCATGAAGATCGTAGGCTACCCGCGTGTCGACATCCAGATCATGGAAGAGACGCTGGCCAACTCGGCGCCGGCTGCGTTCCGCAATCAGCCCGAGAAGATCCGCGCGTTTGTCGAGGCCGAGATGCAGCGCATCCGCGCGACAATCGCTGGTCTCGGTTCCGCGGATGCCTTCGTCCACAGCTCGGCGGTGACGGTCACCGTCATCAACGACAAGAACCCCAGTGCTGGCCTGCAGATCCAAGGTGTCATCGACGTCCTCAACGCGCAGAACCAAGCCGCCCTCAAGGTGATGCCTGCTGTCGTGGGCAAGGCTAACAACGGGCAGGTCGCGTCGACCGAGGCACGTCTGTTCGCGATCAACGCCGACGCCTTGAACCGGTCGATCGCCGGGCCACTGACCCGATCACTAACGCTGGGCGCCCGGCTCGCCGGGTACGAAGGCCGCATCGAGGTGGTGTTCCCGCCGGTGGAGCTGCGTCCGCAGCTGGAACTTGAGCCGCAGAAGACGATGAAGTCCAGCCGCCTCAAGCAGGACTTGAGCGCCGGCCTGATCTCGGACGAGGAGTATTCGATGGAGATGTATGGCCGGCCGCCGCTGCCGGGCGCGCCGAAGTTGTCGGGCACCAACTTCATGGACCCGGTGCCGGCCGCATCGGTCGATCCGAGCAAGCAGTCTCCGAATGGCGACTCGCTGGGACGC